ACCGATGTTCAGGTAGTTACTCATGGTCTAAAGCACACAATGATAAACCAAGTTAAGCATACAGCAGGTACGATGCTAGCACAAACAGACTGGTATGTAACGCGTAAAGCAGAAAGGAATGTTGAGGTACCTGTTGATGTTATCGATCAGCGCACAGACATAAGAGATGAATGCGATAGATTGGAGTCAGGCATTGCAGCATGTGCAGATGTGGAGGCCCTTATAGAGGTAATGAACTCTCAAGATTGGAGTAATTAATGTCACCACACGAGGAGCTGTTAGCTCATGAGAAACTGTGTGCAGAGAGGTATGCTACACTACACTATAGACTTGATCGTTTAGAGTCTATGATTAACAAACTCATCTGGGGTTGCATGACAGGCTTCGGTGCTATCGTGGTCGCAGTTGTGGTAAACAATATATGAAAGAAACTACAGTCATTGTATGCTTTGCATTGGTATTAGTATGGAGTTATTGCTATGCAATCCTTACTTACGCGTAAGATTTTTTTAGCAATAATTACACTATTAGCAGTGCTGCCTATCAGCCCTGTCATTGCTTGTATATTATATGGATGGTTTATATGATTAATGTATTACTTCCCCTAATCTCAACGGTTATTGATCGAGTTGTCCCAGATAAGAATGGCGCTAACAAAGCAAAGCAAGCCATAGAGGCCGAGCTAATTGCCAATGCTACACAACTGAACCTAGCACAAGCAGAAACAAACAAGATAGAAGCAGCCCATCGTAGTATATGGGTAGCAGGATGGAGACCAGCGTTAGGTTGGGTGTCTGCATTAAGTTTTGCTTGGATATTTTTACTTGCACCTATCACACAATGGGTACTGCTACTCACTGGCAACACTGTGGTATTACCTGTATTACAATCCGATGTATTGTTAGAGCTAACCTTTGCTTTATTAGGACTTGCTGGACTGCGAACTTATGAGAAACAAAAGGGTCTAAGTAAGTGATGACCAGACTCACTCCACACTTTACTTTAGAAGAACTCACCTTCAGTAACACAGCAACCAGACTAGACATAGACAATACACCGAACGATGTACAGAAATTTAACCTTGTGACATTAGCGGAGGGACTGGAACTTGTTAGGACTAAGCTTGATGGACATGCTATTCGTGTATCTAGTGGTTTTAGGTCTATGGACCTTAACCGCGCTTTGCGTTCTAAGGATACCTCGTACCATACGTATGGCCTTGCGGCAGACTTTACTTGTCCTGGCTTTGGCGATGTTCACGACATTATGCGGACTCTTGCTGGAAGTTCGATAGAGTTCGACCAATTGATCCTTGAATTTGGAAGCTGGATTCATGTGGCATTTCCTAAAGGTACAGACAAGCCACGCAGACAGATGTTAGCTATCAGTAAAAGTGGTGTGCGCATCTACGAGTAGTTGCAACCTGCGGTATATATGATATCCTTATACTATCTAATACATGAGTAACAGTTATGTCAAAGAATAGTAGAGTTTTAGTTATATCCGATCTTCATATCCCTTACCACCATCAAGATGCATTCGACTTTCTCAAAGCACTCAAGAAGAAATACAAACCTGACTTAGTTATTAACATCGGCGATGAACTCGATCAGCACGCTATCAGTATGCACGATAGTAACCCTGACCTACCATCAGCTGGTGATGAGCTGCGACTGTCTAGGCAATACATCTATGAGTTGGAAAAGATTTTTCCTAGGATGATCCTAGTACATTCCAATCATTCGTCTCTCGTTTATCGCAGAGCGTTAAAGTATGGACTACCTAAAGACTACCTCAAGTCTTACAATGAATACCTTGGTGTTGGCCCGGGATGGGAATGGGTGGATGACATAACTCTTACCTTATCTGATGGTACACGCTGCTTCTTTACGCATGGCATGAGTGCTGACGTACTAAAGTTATCTATGCAGATGGGTAAGCATTGTGTCCAGGGACATTATCATTCAAAATTTTCTATCGGTTATTTCAGCAATCCAGATGCGCTGCATTGGGGTATGCAAGTTGGCTGTTTAACTTCTCAAAAATCTATGGCGTTCGACTACGCTAAGAACTTTAAAAATCGATTCATCATTGGTTGCGGCATGATTATAGATGGTCAGCCTAAACTTATGCCTATGGTATTAAAAGAGGATGGACGATGGACGAAGAAAATAGTATAAGCGAAGCGGATTCTAATCAGGCTGCTTTACTTGACAAATTAATTGGTAAAAAGATCTGGAATATTGAGCTGCTTGAAGATCCAGATGAAGATCAATCTGTTATCAGAATCTTTTTTAGTGACGATGAGGAAGATTATCTTATGATTCACTGCGAAGGTGCAGATTTATATCTCGTTGAACCAAAACCGAAGGCTCTGCACTAAAAACGACCTTGCATAAAGCCCGTGGTGAGGTTTTCTTATGGCACTTGAGGGGTTAGTATCAGATTATATTAAAGTATTGATGACGGGGCTGAGGACAGCTCAGAAGGGTGGTAACCCGTATAACTCATCAAACTCTTCATCAGTTAGTACAGGAATGTCCTCGACTTTGCATTCCGGGCGTACTTTAACGAATGCCTCCGCAGATTCTCTTGAAAAGAATGCACGAAGGCTATCGCCGTACTCATCTACTACTATAAACTTAGGTTCCATCCTTGCTTTGCTACCTTCCTAATCATTCTTTGATAATCCATTGTTACACAGCTCAAACATAATTGCAACATCTCGTTATCTTCATCGCACAGCCACTGAGTTGCTTCTAATTTATTCGGACTGGTTGGCTTTAATTTAATGGCATCATGTACTGCTTGTTTTAATATAGCTTGCAGCAACGGGACCATAGGAATATCAAATAGTGGATTGACTTCATTGTATAATTCTGCATCACTGGTATGGTCATACTGGTATATCTGACTCATGATTAATCTACCTTTTATTAATGATTTTAAGGATGTTCAAACGTACACTGTATATCATAATAATATCTTGATTAACGAACCAAGGAAACTATTATGTGGACATCACCTAAAGCAACAGAAATGCGCTTCGGCTTTGAAGTTACAATGTACGTAATGAACAAGTAATACATAGTGGGGCTATTCGTTATGAACGCCTAGCCTCACCATTATCTCACCAAAGTTATACTTGACTTTCAGTGCTACCTCAGGACTCAATCCCTTAATAACAAAGTCGTTCACCTTGTGCAATGCTGTGATCTTTTCAACCTTAGCATCTGTCCCTAAACTACTGGCCTCAATCTTCTCGCCGATCTCTTTCAGCTTAGTAAAGAATGCATCTTTGTCTTTACAAACTATTGGATCTTTGCCTGGAAGACTGAGGCTTATGCCTTTTTTGGTTGTGCTGCCTTAACCGCAGCGTTGCCATCGTCATCTTCTGGTGCGATGCCTGCTGTTGTCATTAAAGAGTAACGTCTGGCATAGGTCAATGCTGAGCCATATCCTTGCGCGTCATGCTTATTTGCAGGCACGTACAGAATACCACCACTCATAGTTTCACCTGATTCATGCAACAGGATAGTTTCAATCTTGATTCCTGTGTCACAGTCGTGTGTCTTTTGAATCATAGATAAGCCATTGGTATGTAGTGCGTCAATGACTGCTTCGATACACCCATCTAAAGCAACGTACTTGCTTCTGAAGTGTGGGTTAGTTGATGTCTTCAATGCCGGGGCAAAGGCTTTTTGCGCCGCCAAGAATGCTTTTGCTATGGTATTAGTTTCCATATAGATTCCTTATAGTGGTTTAATTTTAAGTTTACTTACTCGGATTGTACGTGCAGGCTTCGCAGGCACAATCTTCTCGGGTGTTGCCTTGTAGTTCAACTCACCCCATGTCACACGATATGGCCCGGCAATCAAATGTTTATGATCTCGCATTTCAGCCATAATCTTAGCTTGAGTTGATTCAATCTTCTCTTTCGTTTCGTCAATCAGTTTGTACATTAAGTCAATACTACCGACATCAGACGCCAAAGAATCATCTAATAGTGTTTCATCACTAGCCTGGTCATAAATGCTGGTAGCATCTGAAACCTTAGTAAATTCATACCATTCAGTCTCTTCGTTGTTACGATACTTTTGCACTCTTCGGTCAAAGTCAATAGCACAATCCTTGATCTCTTGAATTAATGCCTCATTCCTTT